AACGAGGTAGCTATGGACACATGGCCAGTGACACTTCCGCAAAGGCTTTCTTCAGACACTTCCGTCAAAGATGACGAAAGCCGCGCCATTACAGATATGGATTCAGGCCCTGCTTCTGTTCGCAACAGGTTTACCGCGATCACTCAGACAGCCAAAGGATCTATGATCATCACAGGATCGCAGCTTACGACATTTAACACTTTCTTCCGCACGACTTTGAATCATGGGTCATTATCGTTCTACTGGATACATCCATTTACGGAGAGCACAGCAACAATGCGCTTTAAGACAAAACCAGAGTGGCGATGTATCCGTTCGGCCTCAGATGTCAACAACCGTATTTACCAGGCATCTTTCGATCTGGAAATTCAACCATAATGAGAGATATACCGCAGAACATGCAGGAATTAAAAGACAAACTCTTTAGATATATAAAGAAAGGAGAAAAGTCTGATTCTTGTTGGGAATGGACTGGCTGTATCCATCATACAGGGTATGGTTTAATTCAATTTAAGAATACTCAATATAGAGTGCATCGGATTATATATCAGCTATTGGTTGGGTATATTCCAGAAGGATTTTTTGTTTGTCATAAATGTGATAATCCGAAATGTTGTAATCCAAAACACCTTTTTATAGGGACACCAAGAGAAAATTCCCAAGACATGGTTAGAAAAGGCAGGGCTTTATTTGGTGATAGGAATCCATCAAGAATCTTTCCAGAACTAAGGCCAAGTGGAGTGAACCATTGGACAAAATTAAGGCCGAAAAATATTTTAATGGGCAGTAAAAATCCTAAAGCAAAATTGTCAGAAAATGATGTTATTGAGATTCGACAATTAAGAAAAGATGGAATAAAGATAAAGGATTTATCAATTCGTTTCGGAATTTCTGAGACACAGGTTAAATATATTATCTACCGCAAGAACTGGACACATATATAATGCAAATTTCCGATGAGCTTAAAAGAGACTGTTTCGCAAATGAGTCTGACCTTCCGTTGATCCTTCTCACGATCAGCCACGCTGATTTAGCGGAGGACATCCGCGTCGTTAACAATAAAGAAAATATAACGTCTGGAGGCCTTGAATACATTGCTTTCCCATTTGATATCCAGCTTCCTGACTCCAAAGAAGAATCTCAGCCATCCGCAAAGCTTACTATCAGCAACGTATCACGAGAAATAGGCCTTGCGATACGGTCCATCTCAACGCCTCCAAGCGTATCCATCACGATCGTCAGGCAAGATACTCCTGATGTCGTCGAGGCGCAATTTGTCGGGATGCGCCTAAACAATGTTCAATACAATATGATGACAGTATCAGCGAACCTTGAATTTGAAGATCTCACGCGCGAGGAATACCCCTATCTAAAGTTCTCTCCTTCTATCTTCCGGGGGATCCTATGACGCTTAATGAATTCATTGCAAAAGCTCTCTTAATTAAATTCAAAGATAAAGGCCGCGACTATTCCGGAGGAGATTGCTGGAGCATCGCATATCTTGCGTACAAAGATATCCTTGGCATTGCGTTACCAAGCTTCGCGGATGAGTACATTAACGCCGGAGACACGAAAGCCTCACGGCGTGTCATTCGTGACATTATTCTGGCCCAAAGGCACCACTGGATAGCCATAGAACACCCTCAGGCTCTTGACATCGTCTTATTTCGCTTTGGCGATGTAGAAACACACCTAGGCCTCATGATCGATAAAAGAAGATTCATCCATTGTGAGCGTAAGATCAATACTGTCATTGAGCGTATTGACAGCGCTAAATGGAAGAAAAGGATCGAAGGGATCTATCGTCTCAAGGAGCCTTATGACAGATAAAGTCCTTATGACGGCAGTCACTCATCCCTTTAAGTCATCAAAGAGAAAACTTGAATTCTCTCATGGTGTAACGATCAGTGACATGATAACGGCCGCGCAGCCGTCCGCAGGAAAGCTTAGGAATGCCGTTGTCTTCATCAACGGCAAAGTGATACCGCGGAAGTCATGGAATATCCATAAGCCAAGCCCAGGAGAGATCGTTGAAGTCCGCGCCTGCCCCATCCCTCGCGGAGGAGGCGGTGGCGGTGGAAAGAATGTCGGACGGCTTGTCCTCACGATCGCTGTTATCGCTCTGTCAATATGGGCAGGTGGAGCTCTTGCCGGAGCTCTTGGTATCAGTGCAGGAGCAGCGGCTACAGGAACAGCCCTCAAGATCGCATCTTCTATCTTTTCAGGATTATTCGCAGCCGCCGGCATGCTCGCCGTCAACGCTCTTTGTCCAGTAGCCAGCTCTTCCATAGCAGCGCTCTCTGGTACAGAAACAAAAGATAGCGATACGCTGTATATCGAAGGAGCTAAGAATTCTCTGGATCCCTTCGGCACTGTGCCGTCTTTACTCGGAAAACACCGCCAGCGGCCAAAGCAAGGCTCAAAACCATACACAGAGATCATAGGTGACAACCAATACTTCAGAATGCTCCTTGTCTGGGGCATAGGCCCTATTGAGATCGATGAAAGCAGCATCAAAATAGGTGATACGCTTTTAAGCGAATTTGAAGACTATCAAATAGAGCACCGCGAGGGATATGACGATGACGATGACCTAACGCTTTTTCCTGATGCGATCAGTGAGGATGATTTCAGCGTTGCTATGACAAGTGAAGGATCATGGGTCACGAGAACAACAACGATTAGCGCAGACGAGATCAGCGTAGACATATCTTTTCCCGGAGGTCTTGTAGAATTCGACGCTAACGGTAATAAAGGGCAGAGGTCTATCAACGTTGAGGTCGAGTACAGAAAGACAGGAACTGAGGATCCATGGTCTAAAGTCGATACTTCCGGAGAGAAGTTCCAATCCACGTTCGATCAGTCATGGCTTAACAAGACAGGAGACGATCTCGATAGTGTAACTTTTACAGCGCAGAAAACATCAGCGCTGCGCTATGGTATCCGCTGGGGAGTATCAGAAAGAGCCCAATATGATGTCCGCGTGCGCAGAACAACAGCCGATACAGACTCTACGCTCATCGCAGACCTTACTTACTGGACAGTTCTCAGATCCATCAAAGACGAAAGCCCTATCAACTCTCCCGTACCTCTAGCAATGACTGCCATCGTGATCAAAGCCACAGACCAATTTAATGGACTAATAGACGATCTCTCAGCTCTTGTGACGCGCGTCTGCAAAGATTGGGACCATGATACAGAGACATGGATCCTGCGCGCCTCGCAAAACCCTGCTTCCATGTTCCGTTTTGTCCTGCAAGGCAACGGACATGTCAATCCTATGGAGGATAGCCGTATCGATCTTGAAACGCTTCAGGAATGGCATGATTTCTGCGTAGCAAAAGGATTTACATATAATCAAGTAAGAGATTACTCATCGTCTGTCTGGGACACTCTGCGTGATATCTGCGCCGCAGGCCGCGCATCTCCTGCCATGATAGACGGCAAGTGGTCCGTTGTCATCGACCAAGTGCAAGATACTCCAGCGAGCGTTATCACACCTCGCAATAGTTTTGACTTTTCAGCCGAAAAGTTCTTTCTAGAAGCACCTCACGGCTGGAGGATCCAATTTCCTAACGAAGACCAGGACTACGGAACAGACGAACGGCGTGTCTATCGAGACGGATACACAGATGAGAACGCTACAAAGTTCGAGACGTTGAGCCTTCTCGGTGTCACAGATCCAGATCAGATATACCGTCTCGGCCGCTGGCGTATTGCCCAGGTTCTGAACCAACCTGAACGATGGACGTTCAAGCAAGACATGGAGTTTTTAACATACCGTCGCGGAGACCGTATCAAGATAGCCCATGATGTCATGATCGTAGGACTCAAGCAGGGCCGTATTAAAAGCCTAGTTGTGGACGAATCAGATGCTGTCATATCCATCAACCTTGACGAAGAGGTCACGATGGAATCAGGAAAGACTTATGGCGTTGTCATTCGCGCGATAGACAACCCAAGCCTGTCCGCGCAAGTCGTTACATCCGCTGGAACAACGAACACACTTGTATTCACTGAACCCCTAGAGGCCGTAGGCTCACCATCCCAACAGGCTGTCAGCATCGGTGATATCGTCTGCTTTGGAGAGTTCGGAGAGGAAGCCGAGGACGCGACGGTCATAGCTATCGTTCCTGATAATAACATGCAAGCAACTATCATTGCAGTTCCGTATAGGCCAGCGATCTACGACTGCGACACAGAGGAGATCCCAGAATTTGTCACAACGATCACAGCTCAAGACGCTATTCCTGCGCCCAACATTACATCGATCGTTTCAGACGAAACAGCTATGGTCGTCAGCTCTACAGGCACGCTCAAGATCCGCATAGGTATCATGTTTGAACCTCTTAACGCTGCTATCTTTGGCACAGGCAACGATATCGTTGTCCAGATACGGCCGAATGGCACGAACGAGAACTACTCCCAGGCTGTCATAGAAGAACAAGGCAACGGATACGTCTATATCGGAGATGTAAGATCTAAAGAGGTCGTTGACATACGTCTTCGCTTTAAGGTAAACGGCAAGCTCTTGCCTGGTCCATGGACTGATATCGAAGAATACACTGTCATCGGACGCTCTTCCGCGCCTGCGCCTCTTTCCAATATGACGATCTCAGCTTTTGGCGCACAGGCCATGATCCGCTGGGACAAGCCTTCTGAACTCGATGTTATCTACGGAGGCGAAGTTGAGTTTAGGCACTCGCCAGATATGGAGGATGCAACCTGGGCAACAAGCGTCAATATCGGCCAGTCCGCTTTCGCGCGCACTCTCTTTGCTGTATTGCCTCTTAAGCCAGGCACGTATCTTGCGCGTGTCTACGACGTTGACGGAAACCCGTCAGAGACGATAACCACTGTCACAACAAAACAAGTCAGCCTGAGTGATTTTGTGTCTGTCACAACGCTTGATGACGCGCCAGACTTTTTAGGCACTCATGACGGAACAGATGTTCTATCAGGCAACTTGAAGATCCTTGACGGAGCGTCTCCTGCCGTTATGTACGGAGAGTATAGTTTTGCCCAGGGCATAGACCTTGTATCTGTAAAGAATGTGCGTTTAACAACTAGGATCGCCGTACAGATATACGATGTCAATGATACGATCGACAGCCGCACCGACAATATAGACACCTGGGAAGATTTTGACAGCCTTGTAACGACGCGCATGACAGCCAAGATATTTGTCAGGCACACAGATGATGATCCATCAGGCTCTGGGGCTGTATGGAGCTCCTGGGAAAGGCTTGAAAGCGCTGAGTTTAACGCGCGCGGATTTGAATTTTATATAAGTCTTGAGCGAGAAGACGCTGACTATAACATCCTTGTCAGTGAGTTAGGAATAGATGTCGATGAATTATCTTAAAAACAAAGGAGGAAGTATGAAGAAATTCTTGTTAGGGTTAGCAGTTTTATTGTTTATGACTGTCCCTGCTGTAGCTGCTCAGCATGACTATGTCATTAACGATGGTCCAGGCGCCACTGTACGCGCAGATATCAATTCTGTTCTCCAGGCTATCGCAACAAACAACTCAGGAGCCACGGCCCCATCAACAACCTATGCGAATATGTGGTGGTATGACACATCAACAGGCTTAATCAAGCGCAGGAACAATGCCAATGACGCGTGGGTCACGCTCAGTAATGGGGTACCAGTCGCGGGCGCGTCCGGAACAGTAGACGCCATCACAGCTGATTTTTCACCAGATATTGCCTTGGATGACAAGACACTTGTCGCTGTTGTCGCCGCAGGGGCAAACACATCTACAACACCGACATTCGCCCCAGATGGCCTGACAGCGCATACGATCACAAAGGACGGAGGCTCAGCCTTACTTGCAGGAGAGATACCTGCCTCAGGTTTCGTTATGCTTCTGGAATACAACCTAGCTAATACTCGCTGGGAACTGCTGAACCCAAGCGCAAAACCCTATGCTGACGGAAAAATTTCAAAGACGATTTCTGGAGAGATTGCTGCTTTGTCTGAGAAAACAACGCTTCACAATGACGATTTGCTTCTCATTGAAGACAGCGAGGCGAGTAATGAAAAGAAGAAAGTAAAAAAGAGTAATGTAGCTACGCCTATCCCTCCTGCTGGCTGGACAAATATGCAAGTCTTTACCTCATCAGGGACTTGGACCAAACCTGCAAATGTAGGAAAGGTCTATGTCAAGGTTGTTGGCGGTGGTGGAAACGGCGGTACAAGCGGCGGTAGTACTGACGTTTTCGCCGGTGGCGGAGGCGGCGGCTATGCAGAGGGGATTGTTACGGTTACAGGAGATGTTACTGTTACAGTTGGCGGCGCCGGAGGGACATCCTCTTTTGCAGGATCAACAACACCTCAAGCAACAGGAGGAAGCTCTGGTGGGTCAGGCGCAACAGCCGCAGGCGGCGCCGGAGGAGTTGGTAGTAATGGCGATCTAAACATTCAAGGGGAGGACGGGGAAAGTAGAAAATACTCGTCAGGCGCAGCAAACGCTAAAGAAGGCGGAGGCGGCGGTTCAAGTGTTTTAGGCGGCGCAGGGAAAGGAGCGTTTAATGCGGCAGGAAACGCAGGACATAATTACGGTGGCGGAGGCGGCGGCGGAACATCAGCAGGAGCAGGTGCTGGAGGCGTCGTGATAGTTTATTGGAATCAATAAAAAGCTAACAAGAATAGCTATGACTGATATCGTCACCGTAACTATTGCAACAAAAGGCCGTCAAGCAAAGCTAGCAGCCTGCCTGAGGTCTATCGACTACCCGATGGCAGGCGTCCTGATAGGCGCAGCGTCCATGGAAGACATACCGGCTGCTGTCTTCACATCCATTCGCATCCCTGTCGTTGTCGATATCACTAGCGGACATCCTGTTGCTGTCCAGAACCATGTTGCCAAACAAGCGCTCCCAGAGACACATATCCTTCCCATATCCGACGACATCATCTTCGAGCCAGGAGCGATCCAAGCCGCTGTGAACGAACTGCATACTGTCTTTCCCGACACTGACGGAGTAATAGGTTTTGATATCCGCAACATGAGCCAGAAGGATAAGTGCCCGTACGCCTACATGCTCATTGGGAACAAATTTTTTACTGAGCGCCTTAGAAGGACGCTCTTCCATGCAGAATACCATCATTTCTATGCCGACATGGAGCTCGGAGAGCATGCCAATAAACTTGGACGGTTCCGGACGTGTCCCACAGCCGGTCTCATCCATTTTCATCCATCTGCCGGCTACTTGGCAGACAAAACACATTGTGAAGGACGCCAAGAAAAATGGTCTCACGATCATAAGATCTACATGGACAGAAAACAAAATGGAAAGATTTCCTGAAGAGTGGCTTTGTTCAGAGCCTGGATGCCGGAGAGAAGCTGTTGGACATGTTTCCGTCGAAGGAAAACATGCTTATCTATGTGATGAACATTGGAGTATCTATGTAGGCCTTCGACAAGGCAAATTATCCTGCCTAAAAAAGAAAAATAAAAGATGAGAGTTTACCTATACGAACGACAGCTTGAAATGCCTGGTGGAAATACCTATTTTCCTCTTGCCACAGGCCTCCTTGTCTCTTACGCGAAGAAATTCTTGAAAGACTGGACATTCAAGATCAACGAAGACCCAGTTGACCCAGATGTTGCCGCATTCTCAGTAAGCCTCTGGAACCGGCGCTGGTGCATTAGCAAGGCTTTAGACATAAAGACAAAATATCCTAACTGCAAGCTTATCTTCGGAGGCCCGTCAGCAGGAACTGTAGACTATATCGAAGGCGCGCAGATCATCATAGGCGCCGGCGAAGAGCAGTTTCTGGAAGCCATATCAGGCATAAAGTCAAAAACGATAGACCTAGATGACATCCCATCACCATACCTGTCCGGTGTCTTTGACGGAATACAAGGCACCCAAGCGATCATCGAGACAAACAGAGGATGTCCTTTCTCATGTGCCTATTGCTTCTGGGGAAAAGGATCCAACAAAGTAAGATTTCACTCCATGGATTACGTCACCGCGGAGGCTGAATGGATAGGAGCGCACAAGATACCTTATGTATTCTGTGCCGATGGCAATTTCGGCATGTTCAAGCGAGATATCCAGATAGCAGAGATCTACGCGTCTGTTAAGCGTCGATATGGATATCCAGAGAAGTTTCGCGTCTGTTACGGCAAGAACGCAGCAGACACGATCTTTCAGACAGTTTCTATTCTTGAAAAAGCAGGCCTATCTAAATCCGTGACATTATCACCTCAGAGCAAGAACCAAGAAACTCTCAAGTTGATAGGCCGTAAGAATATTTCTGACACATTCTTTGATGAGATGCAGGAAAGATACGCTGATGCAGGCATACCTGTATACTCTGAGCTCATTATAGGACTCCCCGGAGAGACATACGGATCGTTCAAGTCCGGCCTTGTCGAGACCATGCGCTTAGGAAATCAGCTTTTTGTCTATCTTTGCGAATGCCTTCCTGGAACAAGATTAGCAGACGCAGGGTATATGCAGGCCAACGG